TTCCACCATTCTTCAGGTTGTACCGTTGCGTGAGCATTCATACCATTAGGTAAAGTCTTACCTGCCTTACCTGTTGCCGCTGTAGCAAATACATACTTACCTGAATAATCAAATATCTCTTTTATTATTCTAGGTAAATCTGCTTGTGGTATATGTTCTAATACATCAATACAAATTACTAAATCAAACTTACGACCTGCCTCTGGTTTCTTTTCATATATTGGATATGCTGGATCATACTTGTAAGCGTTCCAATTTTCAGGATGATGTTGTGCTTTTCCACAACCATAATCTAATATTGAATTAGTATCTATATTGTGTTCTTTAATTACTTCTTCTATTTGTGGCATATATTTTTTTATCATATGCCCTTTCCAATATTTAGGATTTTGGTGCATTAACTTTGCCTGCTCTAAATATATTTCGTATAAATTATCCATTACATATCCGTTCTTGTTGTTTCTTTAAATGTGTCAAACCATTCTTCGGCATAATCACAATGTTTATAATTTTTAAAGTATGGTCCACCTTCGGTATAGTGTACTAATTTAGCATTAGGATTATACTCATACTCTCCTACTAACCAGTTCCATTTTTCGTCTATCTTTCCTATTAGTTCTTCATTCTCTAACCATTTGTATTGATGAAGTTCTAATCCTGTAGCACTATTAACATAATCAGGTGTTAATGCTGTGCATTTTGCATTATTAAATAACATCATACTTGACCAATTCTTTTTAGGGTATGGTGTTTGAGGTTGATTTAAAAATTTAATCGTGTTAGTAGGTGTATAATCGTGTTGTACACATTGAACAGCATACTTTGTAGTTCTTTGTCTCCATAATTCAGATATATCTGCTCTTGCTAACATATCACAATCCATAAAGATTGCGTGTCCTGAATAGTTGCAAAGATAAGGTACAAGAAATCTACTAAATGCAAATTCTGTTGATTGTATTTTTAATCTTTCTCTAACAAAAATATCTTTTATATTTTCTAATCTTATAGGTGTAATAGCAATAGGTTGTGTAGAGTGTTTTAGTAAACTATGACTTAATGTACTAAATGCTACTTTCTCATTGTTATCGTATCCTATAAAAACTCTTATCACTTCATACCTTCCACTTTAAAAAATATAGATAATGTTAATCTTTCTTTAAATGTATAATCAAAACAAGGTGCGTGATATATGCCACCACTATATAAGACTAATCTATTAGGTACTGCACTTACATAAATGTCTGGTACTCTTTCCATTTGATTAAAGAAAAATGCTGTACCACCATTATATGCTTGGTCAAAATACATCATTCCTGCTATCATAGGTCTATCTGCTATATTTTGACCTCTTACATCACCTGCTTTACCAGCATTAGGTATTGAAGTTTGATAAGTTGTATCTCTATGTATCAAACCATACTTACCAAAATTTTGTGGTGATACTCTTATTTCATCTAATATTGTTTTTCTAGCAAGACATTTAAATTCAGTAATTTTTGCTTTTAATAAATCTTCCAATCTACTTTTCATATAAGGATTTTCATCAAAGTAATAACTTTCATAACAAGGAAACGCTTGTAATCTATTTCCGTAAGTATTTGTAGATGGTTGAAAACTTGCCTTATAATCTAAATTTTTTACATCTCTTTCTATTTTTTGATATTTTTCTCGTGGAAAGAAATTCCAATGTTGCGATACACCTTTATTTAAAATATAATCTATCATTATTTACCTTTTGTTATTATTCTACGCAAACTGCACCCAAACGAACATCTATGACAATTGTGGTCACACTTTGGGAAACCTATCTTGCGTAATATATATTCAATCACTATTTACCTGCCATTTTATTAGGTGGTTGATATTCCCAACGAGGTGGTTTATCTCCGCCTACATCATAATCGTGGTACGAACCTGGTTTATATGTGCTTAAATCAGGCATAGGTGCATTTCCTTTTTTACCTTCTTTAATTTCTTGTCTTGTCCAAGATGGTTTTCTACTCTTATCTAAACTACCTACATTTAGAGGATAACCTGGTTCGCATTTTTCTATCTTGCCACCTTTCTCTAAAAACTCTTTCATCAATCTATCTCGTTCTTCTTTTGATGTTTTAGGTTTTGCGTTTAAATCGTAATCGTATGCCATTAATATTTTCTAACAATATGTTTTCTCAACTCTTTTACAAAAAACTCTATCTTATCTATTGCACCTATTAGAGTTGGGTCTGTAATATATTTAGTTTGATCTCTCAAATCGTTATATTCTTTTAAAGATATTCTGACCATAGGTGTTGTGTCGCTACTTGCTTCATTTTCCCAGGTCTTATCTGTTTCGTTTGTATCTACGCTATAATTAGCGCCATTTTCATCTGTATAATCATCTGGTAGGTCTTCACCACCCATATATAAATTAGTCATTGTAATCTCCTTTGTTGACTCTTTTATCTATTTCATCAACACCTGCATCCTTTTTTAGTTTACCTTTTAAATGCGCCGTGTATGGTGCGATTTTTGATTCTGGCCACACGTGGCCGTCTTTTCTTTTACCTGTCAAATCCATTTGAGGTTGACCATTCAAAGTTCTTTTTCTTACTTCATTCCAAACATATGAATCGTGCCATTGTTTTTCATTGAAAAGTAAATCTTGTTCGTATGTGTTTCTTAACTCTTGTACAAATCTTTGTGTATGTTTATTAGTTAGATTATAACCTACAAATCCACATTCAGGATAATGAGGTGGGGCAGGTCTTTCTAGGTAACAAATTGTTTTATCTTCAGGTAATATATCTCTTAATATTATTTCTTCGGTCATTATTTTTTTAAACATAACATCTGCGTCAATCCAAAAAACATAATCGTAATTACCTTCTAGCATTAAATGTGTCTTTGCATATATCTTATAACTAAATCTTATTGCGTCTTTAATAAAATCTAAACCATATACTATCTGACTATTATCAGTACCTTTTACAGTACTAAAAATATTTTTACTATCGTTTCTCTTTATGAAATCTTTTAATGTAGGATTTGTTTCGTGTATATCTCTATGTATGATAGGTCTCATTGGATCAATTTCAGGTATCCAACCTTCGTGGTATATGTAACAATCAAACGGCCAATTATATGTCTTGTAAAATCTATGTGCGTAATACTCGTATAGTTTTCTATTAAGACTTGTTACTATTGCTATTTTCATAACCAACCTTTTGTATAAAATAACTATCTGCAATATCTGATATAGGGTTACCTACTTTATCAGTATCAAATAGTTTCTTCAAATCAATCTTTGTTTCTTTATTAAATGCCTCGTACATCATATCCTTATCGGCATTGCCTTTACCTGTTGCACCTTTTTTAACAACACTAGGTACAATTATATCGTAAGGTATATTTCTTTCTTGTAATTTATATTTAAGTATGCCACAATTTTCTGCTATCTGAAATAGTGCTTGACCTTTAGAACCATAAGAGTATCCTTCTATGAATACTTTTAAGTTATGTCCTAGTATGTTAAATTTATTGATTGCCCAATTAGATATATTAGAAAATCTTTCTATGGGTGTATTGTATTCTTTATGTTCTTCGCCAATAATATTATCAGCAATCTTACCTAGATGTTTCTTTTTCTTTGTCAAATAATAAAACATAATATCTTTTCCGTCATTCACACAAACGCAAGGGCTTGTTAGACTATAATCAATTCCAACTATCGTGCTCCGCTTCTTCAGGTATTTCTGTATCGCCATCTAATTCATCCTCTACTTCATATCCACAGAAAGGACAAGTCCAAGGTTCCATATCGGTCTTTTCTTCGTCCCAACTTACGCTATATTTAGTATTGCAATTAGAACAATGTTTTTCTGATTTTTCCATTATAGTTTAAACTTTTTAAATTGATCTTTTTGTACATCTTGTTTTATGCCACCTATTACATAACTTTCTATTTCTGTTTCTTGTGGTGCATTTTGAGTTCCTTTACTATTCAACCAATGATCTATCCACGGTAAAGGATTTGTTTTCTGATCGTATGCTGGCGTCAATTGTATACCTCTCATTCTTCTATTTGCCATATACTCAACAAATTGGTGTAATAATTTTTCTGATAAACCTATCATAGAACCTTTTTGAAACAAGTAAGTTGCCCAACGCTTTTCTTCTTGTACTGCTTCATCATACATTTTATAAACTTCTTTTTCTGTTTCTTTTATAATCTTTAAAAAGTCTTTATCTTTTTCAAAATCTTTCCAGTTATTAATAATTCTTTGCGACATTGCAAGGTGTTGACTTTCATCTCTAGCAATAAATGATATAATCTTAGCAGAACCTTCTAGTTTCTTTAGTTCACCAAAAGCAAATGAACAAGCAAATGATACATAAAATCTTAAACCCTCTAGTATATTTACCGTTACCATTGCAAGATATAATCTTTTCTTTAGTTCATACAGATCAACTTTCTTATCTGTTGCCCATTGATAACCCATTTGAATTAAATCGTCATAAGTTTTTGTAACTGATTTACTTCTCTTTTCAATCTTCTCATCTTCAATAATAGTATCAAATACATCACTAGGTTGTGAATATAAGTTTTTAATTATGTATGTATAACTTCTACTATGAATTGTTTCCATAAAGTCCCAAGCAACTATGGCACCTTCTAGTTCAGGTAAAGAACAAAAAGGTAAAAATGCTAGACAAGGTCCTCTACCTTGTACACTATCTAACATTGTTTGATATTTTAAATTAGAAGTAAAGATAAACTTTTGTTCAGGTCTTAATTCTTGGTAATCGTTTCTATCTTTCTGTAAAGATACTTCTTCAGGTCTCCAGAAATAACCTAATTGTTGTTGAGTTAACTTATCAAAAATAGGATACTTCATTGTATCATATCTTTGTACTGCTAAATCAGGACCAAAAAACATAGATTGTTTTGTAGCGTCTAAACCTTTATCTTTATTAAAAACTGATTTCATTTAAATTGTACACGAGTCGCAATTCTCGTCCTCTTCTTTTTTTTCTTCTTTTGTTTCATCTATCCAACCAATAGGGTGTACTGGTTCGTCAATATCTTTTTTGGCGTCATATGTATTTTGATAATAAGAAGTCTTCCAACCCAACTTATAAGTTGTCAATAAATCTTGTGCCATTACTGATACAGGCACTTGATTATCTTCATAATTTTCAGGATTGTAAGACCAGTTTCCACTAATCGCCTGGTCAAAATATTTCTGCATTACTGCAACGATATTTATATATCCTTCATTCTCTTTCATATCCCATAACAAACTATAATTATTCTTTAGTGTCGCATATTGTGGCACAATTTGTTTCAAAGGACCTTTCTTACTTTTCTTAACACTTAAATAATCTCTAGGTGGTTCAATGCCGTTTGTAGCATTTGAAACCACACTAGAGGATTCTGATGGCATTTGGGCTGAGAGTGTGCTATGTCGTAGCCCATTTTCTTTAATTTCTTTCCTTAACCACTCCCAATCGTAAGTTAGATTTCTGGTTACAACCTCATCTACTTCTTTCTTGTAAGTGTCTATTGGAAGAATACCATCGGAATATTTTGTCTTATGAAAGTAATCACATTGACCTTTTTCTTTTGCAAGTTCATTACTTGATTTCAAAAGATAATATTGAAATGCCTCGGTTAGTTTATCTACTTGTCTCCACGCCATTTTCTGGTCATACTTATATCCTTTTCTAGCAAGATAATGTGCAAGACCTATGTAACCGATACCTAAACTTCTTCTTGCCTTTGTAGATATTTCAGCAGCGTTTATAGGATACTTTTGATGATCTATTATTTCATCTAACGCCCTTACTGCTAAATCACATAAAGGTTCTAATTCATCTCTTTTGTTAATTAATCCTACATTGATAGCAGATAAAATACATAATGCAATTTCACCTTCTTGGTCTATGTGTTGTATAGGATCAGTTGGTAAAGTAATTTCTTGGCAAAGATTTGACATATAAACTCTATCTTTAAAAGATGAGTGAGTATTACAATGGTCAATATTCATAATGTATATACGACCTGTTTCTGCTCTTTCTTTTAGTATATCAAATATTAAATCTTGTGCTTTGACTTTCGTTTTTTTGACACTTGTTTTTCTTTCTGTTCTTTCGTAGAGTTCGTCAAACTCTGGCGTTCCCCACGCTTCATAGAGTTCAGGTACCTCGTGCGGAGAAAATAATGATATTTCTTCATCATTGATAAACCTTTCATAGAATAGTTTTGATAATTGAATTGAGTAATCTAATTTTCTAACTCTATTATCTTCACTACCTTTATTGTTTTTTAAAACTATAATGTCTTCTATTTCTTGGTGCCAGATAGGAAAGTGTACCGTTGCTGATCCACCTCTTACACCATTTTGTGTGCAACATTTAACGGTTGCCTCAAACTTTTTAAGAAACGGTATAACACCTGTGTGTTGTACTTCACCACCTCTTATTCTACTATTAATGCCTCTAATTCTACCAGCATTAATCCCAATCCCTGCTCTTTGTGCCACATATCTTCCGATTGCCATATCACTAGAAAAGATACTAGGTAAAGTATCATCAACATCAACCAACACACACGAAGCGTACTGTTTGATAGGTGTTCGGACACCTGCCATAACAGGCGTTGGTATATTAATTTTAAATTGAGAGATTGCGTCATAATATTTTTTAACATAAGTCATCCTTTTTTCTTTTGGATATTTTGCAAATAGTGTTGCCGAAATAAGCATATACATAAATTGTGGTGTTTCAAAAACTTCACCACTTGATCTGTCTTGTACTAGATACTTGTCAATAACTTGTCTTAATCCTGCGTAAGTAAAATCATAATCTCTATTGTGATTAATCCAGTTCTCCATTCTATCAAAATCTTTTCTCTCATAGTTGTTTAGTATTGAAGAATCATAAACACCTTTCTCAATACATTTTTTAGTGTGATCGTATATGTGTGGGTGATCCCAAAGTTTATCTATGACTTGTTTTCTTAAACTATAAAGTAATAATCTGGCGGCAACATACTGATAGTTAGGAGTTTCTAGTGAAATTAAATCTGCCGCTGACTTAATTAAAATTTGTTGAATTTCATCTGTGGTCATACCATCATAAAATTGTAGACCACTTTGCATTTCTACTTGTGAAGCAGATACACCTTTTATATCTTCTACGGCATACTCTACCATATCGTGTATCTTTTCTATGTTTAAAGGTTCTTTACCTCGGTCCCCTCTTTTAATTACATTGATTGTTTCTTGTGCGACCATATTTCCCCCTTAAACTTTTTTCCATTGAGTTATTTTTGTTAGTGCTGATAATTGTCTGTAAGTGTTTCTACTTATAATATCTTCAACTTTGGCGGGAGATAGTCCATTCATAATCATTTCGTTTACATCTTTGAGTTGTATATCATCTGGCCATATAACTATATTATAATTCTTTTCAATCACTTTATACATTCTTTTTATTATTTCTTTATTTCTAGGTTCGTTATCAAATATGTATGTAACTTTTTCATTAGGTATTTTATTATTTAAAAATAAATCTGCGCCAGCAGCAGCGACACAGTTGCTAATAAAAAAACTATCAATCGGGCCTTCAACGATCTTAACCTCCTGGGTAAAGTTGACTCGTTCAAGCCCAAA